TGCTAGAATATCAGACCCTTTGCAAGCACAAATAGTTGCGCATAATCAAAAGGCGACAGTATATTTTACATATAATAACCATCAAACTTTTATAAGCAGTTATGAGTAAAGAAGAGCCAACAGCGAGAAGGACTATGTTTGAATTTCAAGAGCATCAAATTGATAGCTTAAGAAAACAGAATAGAGAATTTTATGATTTAATAATAGATCTAAAACAAAACAATAGCGAACTAAAAAAAATAGTTATAGATCTTTTAGATAAAAAGTCTAGCAAGAGTTTTAGAGAAGCAGCAAGAAAATTTGTATTAGATAATGCAGACTAAAGAGGAAGTTTTACAACAAATCTATTTTAATAATTGTTTCGAGCAATTATCTAAAAGTATGATGAGTCTAATGAAAGCAAATCCTAATAACAGGAAATTAAAAGAACTATCTGCTAAACTAAGAGAAATGTTTTTTCATTTTAACTCTGTTCATTTAAATAATAAATTATTAAAATCAGAACTTAACAAAGCAAATTTAGAATTAAAAAAAACACAATTAAAACTTAGAGAATATGAACAAAGAAAAACTTAAAGATTTATATTTACAATATGGATTAACTAAAGATGATGTTTTCAAGCATCAACATTACGTGATCATAACTAGATCAGGTATTGAAAAAATACAAGGTCAAGCTGAGATTAATATAGAATTTGAAGCTGAAGTATTAGAGAGAGATTACGCGGTGATAAAAGCTACGGCTTATGTTAATACACATAAAGCTATACAAACTTTTGGATCAGCATTGATTCAAGAATATAAACAAGAGATAATAAAAAAGAAAGATCAAGATGGTAATCTTGTAGATGATATAAAGCAAACAAGAGTTGGAAACTGTAACACTTGGTATGTGGCGGAAATGGCTGAGAAAAGAGCTTTATCGAGAGCAATTTTAAAAGTAACTGGATTTTATGAACTAGGGGTGTTTGGAGAAGATGAATCCGATGATTTTAAAAAACCTAAATTAGAACCTAAACAATTAATAAATAAATAAATAATATGGGACACATGATGAACTTGCGGCTAAATGTCGCTGCTCTACCTAAAGACAAAATGGTTCAAGGAGCAAAAGGAACTTACATAGATCTAACAATAAAAATTGATGATCAAGAAAACGAATACAACCAATCTGTTTCAAGTTGGGTAGCACAAAGCGAGGAAGAAAGATTGCAAAAAAGAGATCGAGTTTGGACAGGCAATGGTCGGGTTTTCTGGTCTACAGGAGATCCTCTTCCTTGTGTAAAGAAAAAAGAACAACAACAAAATAAAAAAGAAGAAGATATAGATTTACCGTTTGATTTATAATTAATGTTTAAACTAACCGAAGAACAATTAAAGACTATTGAAGATCAATGCTTCGTAGACACTACTAATGATGTAAAATACCCGCCATTAGCTTTGTCTTTCGGGAAAAACATTATACAAACAAAAACTGGAAAGATAGAGTTGCCGGTTCCTATTGGAACTTATGGCAACTTTTCTTTTGTACAGGCTCCACCTAAAACGTTAAAGACTTATTTTATTAGTTTACTCGCTAGTGTTTATTTATCTGGCAAAAATAAATATGGAGGAGATATTAGAGGTTATAGAGATGATAAATGTTTAGTTCATTTTGATACTGAGCAAGGTAAGTTTCATGCTCATAGAACCTTTAGAAGAGTAATAGATATGAATGAAGGTAATGATCAACAATGTTATCATACATTCGGACTTAGAACTATTTCTTATAAACATCGCATTCAATTCATAGAACATTATTTAGAAAACAAAATACCAAAAGGAAAAGTGGGATTAGTAATAATTGACGGTATTGCTGATCTATGTAACGATGTAAATAATATTGAACAATCTAATGACGTTGTACAAAAAATAATGGAATGGTCACAACTATTCAATTGCCACATTATCACGATTATTCACACTAATCATGGTAATTCTGAAAAACCTACTGGACATTTAGGAAGTTTTTTAGAAAAGAAAACAGAAACACAAATACAATTACATAAGAACTCAACTCATAAGGGTTGGATTTCAGTCACATGCAAAAGATCAAGAGGATATAGCTTTGAACAATTTAGCTTTAAAATAGATGATTATGGCTTGCCAGTCGTGATCACGGATTTATATGACCCTCTAAAAGATTTTAAATGAAATGGCTTGAACTAATCGCTAAACAACACGATGAGTGGATATTAATGGCAAAAAAAATGGGTGCAAAAAGTTACTCAGAAGATATTGTGCAAGAAGCATATATAAAAATTCATTTATATACTGATCCGAATAAAATAATAAAAAACGGAAAGGTATCTAAAGGATATATGTTTTTTGTAATTAGATCTATTTACTTAGATTATGTAATTAATAAAAACAAAATAAGAAAAATAAACATAGATGACTTTTATAAAGATGATGGATTTAAAGAAATCAAGCAAGAGCATTTAGATAAATTTACTTCTAACAATAACTTAGAAGAAGAAAAAGCTTTTGGAAGATTAATAGATAAAATGGATAAAGAGCTTGATAATTGGGATTGGTACAATAAAAGGATTTTTGAGATTTATAGAGATACTCCTCTAAGCATTAGGGGTATGGCTAAAGAAACAGGGATCAGCTTTGTAAATATATTTCATACATTAAAAAAAGGAAAACAAATAATGAGAGATAAATTTAGCGAAGATTACGAGGATTATTTAAACCAAGATTTTAACCAAATTTAATTACTATGAAAGAACCAAAAGACAAACGTACTAAAGCGTACAAAGAATGGAAAAAGAAATTCGATCAAGCTAGTGAAGGCTTAGGAGATACAATTGAAAAAGTTACTAAAGCAACTGGAGTTAAAAAGCTAGTTGAGTGGGTAGCTGGAGAAGATTGTGGATGTGATGAAAGAAAAGAAAGATTGAATAGATTATTCAGATACAATAAACCTTTATGCCTAGAAGAGGATGAATATAATTATTTAACTAAATTTTTTAGTGAACATAAGGGTGTAATAAAACCAGCTACTCAAGGCGAATTGTTAAAAATTTATAACAGAATATTTAGAACTAATAAACAAAAATCAGGATGTGGAAGTTGCGTTAAGTCAATGATTGGAGAATTGCAAAAAGTATACAAAACTTATGGAACCCTATAGACCAAGACTTACAGGCAACAAAGCTGATGCTTTTAAATATATAACTGAAAAAGTTAATAGAGTTTTAGTAATCGGTGATTTACATGAACCATTTTGTTTAGACTCTTATTTAGATCATTGCATTCAAACTTATAAAAAATATAATTGTAACAAAGTTGTATTTATAGGTGACGTAATTGACAATCATTATTCTAGTTATCATGAAACAGATACAGAAGCCTTAGGAGGTTCTGATGAACTCGAGTTGGCAATAAAAAGAATTGCTAGGTGGTACGATGCTTTCCCTAATGCAATCGTTACGATAGGTAATCATGACAGAATAATTATGAGAAAAGCACAAACATCTGCTGTTCCTAGAAAGTGGATAAAAGCTTATAAAGATGTTCTAGAAGTTCCAGGCTGGAAATTTGTAGATAGATACGTTTTAGATAATGTACAATATATACACGGTGAGGCAGGCACGGCAAGAACAAAATGCAAGGCAGATATGCAATCAACTGTACAAGGGCACTTGCACACTCAATGTTATACTGAGTTCTTTGTAGGCCAAAACTTTAAAGTATTTGGAATGCAAGTAGGTTGTGGAATAGACTTTGACACTTACGCGATGGCTTATGCGAAAAGAGGTAAGAAGCCAGCAATTGCATGTGGAGTCGTGATCAACGGTAAGATTGCAATAAATGAACTAATGGATTTATAAATGTTAAAATTTTGTTAAGGATTTTTATTTATTAACAAATGTTTGTATATTCATTGTATGATAACTGTAAATTACGACGCAGACATTTTTACTGCCAAGGAAGATCAGGACAACGGAAACACGGTTCTAACTCTTAAGCCACAGGTTATGAAGGCCTTAGGAATGGAGTACCCGTTTGGATCTGTTGTTGAGGTCAGCCAAGGCAATCACTTAGACAGCCAAATCGCTGCTGAGAAAATGTAGGTTAATAGGCGGTGAATAATAGTAGCCGCCATTAATTTTATCAAAATAAAAATATGAAAAAACCAAAAAAATATACTCACCAACAAAGGATGTCAAGAATGGAAAAAGTATTGACAACTTACTACGTTATTATACAGAGCTTACAAAAAAGAGTTAAGATCTTAGAGGATAAATTAGGAATTAATACAGAGGAAAATGATACTACTGTTTGATGCTGATAGCTTAATTTATTCTTCATGTATAAATGTTGAAGATCTAGAAGAAGCTTGTGCTAAGTTTGACGAGGTACTAATGTCGATAGTTAATAAACTAGATGAAGAGTATGATGTCAAAGAGCTAATCGTTTTTAATAGTGCTAAGGGTAACTTTAGGAAATTTGTATTAAATAGTTACAAGGCTAATAGAACAGCTCCAAAACCCCCACTATTAAATCAACTAACTGAGCACGTGGTCAAAGAATACAATAGCAGAATTGCATACGGTATGGAGACCGACGATCTAGTTGCTACTTATTGGAATAAGTTACAAAAAGAATTTGGAAGGGATAACGTTATAATAGTTGCCTTAGATAAAGACTATAAACAACTTCCGTGTTTACTTTATAACTACCACGTCAAACATCAAACAATGTGGAATATTTCAGAGCAACAAGCTTTGTATAATTTTTATACTCAAATGATTGTTGGTGATTCAGCAGACAATGTTAACTTTTGTAAAGGTTACGGTGTTAAATATGCTGAAAAAATATTTAAAAACTGCAAAAGTAAATATCAATTTATAAGAAAAACATTTGAACTATTTAAACAGATTTATAAATCAAAAGCACGAGAAAAATTTATAACGTGTTACACTGTATTAAAACTAAGAACATGAGCAACATACTTGAAAAAGCAAACAACATAATAAACAAAAGATCTGAAGAGAAAGAAAGGAACTACGGTCCATTCTCGGAAGGTATGAAAAGAGCTGCACTTATCGCTTCAGGCGCAACCGGTAAAACAATAACCGCTGAAGACATGTATATGTGCATGGTAGCTTTAAAGCTATCTAGAGAGTCATATAATCACAAAGAAGATAATTTACTAGATGCAGTTGCGTATCTAGGAGCACTTAATAATTTTTACGATGAGCAAGGATAATATTTGCATGATCAATTTAATGGGCAAGGTTACCACTAAATTGAATTCACATAATGCTGGTTGGACTTATTGTTTAGCTAGTATTATTAACGAAAGAGTCGATTACGATATTGAGTTTGTAAACGACCCGAAACAAATCCACATGTATAAAACTGTGGTAATCAATAACGGAATTAATTACAAGGAAAACGTTTGGAACTTCTTCGGTGGAGTTCAACAAATTACTTTAGATTATTTACATGAGTTAAGTAAGTACAAAGGAGATATATATTGTTTTAACGAAAAGATAGATTTTAAAACACTATTAAAAAGAAAAGAGATCACGACTATTCCAAATAAAAAGGTAATAACTGGAACGACTATTAGCAAGAAATTAATACTAGGTGACTCACATTCTTTATCAATTTATAAAAAAGGTTGGGGCATAAATAGATTAGATGGTAAAACTTTACATGGATTTTTAAAAGATCCTTACAAGTATTTTGATAAAGAAGAAACAACAGATCTAACTTTATATTTTGGAAATATCGATGTTAGGTTTCATTTAATGCGTCAACCTAATCCCGAGTTAGCGGTTTATGAATTGTTTGCTAAGCTGTGTATGTTTATAGAAGAGATAACGCCTGACATAAATGTAACAGTTCAAGAATGGTTACCTGTTGAGGATGAGTCAAGAAAGATACCAGGCTCAGGTAAGTACAAAGGTGAGTCTTATTTTGGTAGCAAAGAAGCAAGGCAAAACCTAGTTAACTTATTTAACGGTTTATTAAATACAGCAGGCACTAATAGATACCCTTACAAAGTACAAAAGACTTGGTTAACGTATCCATTAGACTTTAATCACATGGAAGCTAGGCAATCAGTTCATATTAGACCTAGTAGTTATTTACATAAAAAAACATTTATAAATGATACAAGAGTTCCAACTTTATTATAACAAGGCAAGGTTAAATCAAGAAAGATTATACCAAGGTTACGATTGGACCGAGGAAGATATTGATGATGATCTAATTTGGCATGTCCCAATATACGATGTTGTCAATAGAAGATATGCAGCATTTAGTAGTTTATTAGAAGCTATTAGAAAAAAAGAAACAGATCCTAAAGGCAATGGCGAATATTTTAAATATGCAGATGTTAATGATTTTGATTTCATGTTGCTATGTTACTTGTTTAGATTATGTGGTAGTGGGATTAATTATTTCCCAAAGACTAATCATCCTTACGGCACTCATGGTTTCGGTAATTTTTGGATAGTCGATAGTTTACTAAACGAAAGGCTAACATTTAATGAATGGATGGAGGATCTACCTGAAAAAAAGTTTAGTGATAACAAAGGTTATTTACTGCCTATGATTTCTAAAGGTTTAAGGAATTTTATTTTGGAAGATAGTTATAAATTAGTTAACTACATATTAGATAACATGTGGGGATTAGAAATATATGAGGTTGTAGATCTAGGTAACGAGTGGTTATTACGAAGAGGATATAAAAGACAGAACTTTGTTTTATGTGCTTTCGCAATGGATCTAGCCGAGTACTTTCCTAAAATAATAACAAGACATAGTAATGTTTACGTAGGATCTAACGCTAAAAAATGCTTAAAAGAAATATTTCCAAACGAAAAAGGGATTGGAAGTAATTTAAAAGTAACTAATGAATGTCTTGAGAGACTTTGTGCTTTAACAGGCAATCACAGTTTTAAATACGATATGGAAGATGTGGCTTGTGATTTTATAAGATATAAGAATAATTTTCAGAGTAAGCATCATATAGAATATAATAACGGGATAAAATATTATAACAGTGTTTTTAAATAAACAAAAATATATAGAGAATAAAGATCTAAACTTATTTGGTCTTGATCAATACTTAATGTTGACTGAAGATTTTAAATCATCTTTTGATCCTTTTGTAGTTAAAGATGTAAACGGGTTTAATATTATTGATGAATCTGAATCATGTGAAGTTGGTTATAAAGCAAGATCAGGTGAGTTTTTCATGCAACACTTAAAGGATATAAAAGTAAATCACGTGGTTTATGTTCAACCTAGAAGAGGTTTTGCAGGTATCTCATTAGCTTGGTTGTGTAAAAAGTATGACATGAAACTTACTTTAGTTATGCCAGCTTCTAAAGAAGTAAGTGATCATCAAGCTTTATGTATTGAATTAGGAGCTGAAGCTAAGTTTGCTAGAATAGCAGCTATGCCAAATGCTAATAAGATTGCTAAAGAATATGCTGAAAAAGTAAATGCTTTCTTTATACCATTAGGATTAAATCACCCGTTGGTTATTGCAGGAGGAGTAAGAGTAATATACGATTATTTTAAAGACAAAGAGAAACCTAAAACAATGTGGAGTGTGATAAGTACAGGTGTATTACAAAGATCATTACAAATTGCATTGCCAGATACACAGTTTAAAGCAGTTGCAGTTGCTAGAAATATACAACAAGGCGAATTAGGGCGCGCCGAGTTTTACAGTTATCATAAGCCCTTTAACAGTCTGTCGGATTTAATACCGGATAAATTTGATTGCGAGAACAGTTATGACTCGAAAGGCTGGCACTATATGTGCAAATATGGAAATAAAGGAGATTGGTTTTTTAGTGTAGCCGGTAACGCTAAGAAGCCAATAATAAATAAGAGTCAAATCAATTCTTATAGAGATTGGAATGACTTAAAAGATTTTAAAATATGATTTACAATAATGTAACAGAAGCTTTTGAATCTTTATATAATGAGATCGATAAAGTAGAGGAAGGTCCAAACAAAACTAAGGCAGTTTATAACCGTTGTTTTACAATTAAAGACACTAAAGATCTTGTGGTCAAAACACCTTGGAGAAACTTTAAAACAAGTTACGCAGAAAAGGAATGGATTTGGTATGTTTCAGGAAATAGAAATGCAGAGGAGATAGCTAAATGTGCCAAGATCTGGTATAATCACATGGATGAAAATGGTAATGTTAATTCTAATTACGGTTGGCAATGGTGGAGAAATGATCAATACCGTTACGTTGTAGAAGAGTTAAAATACAATAGGTTTTCAAGACGTGCCGTGATCACGATTTACGATGGTAAAGAATGGGAACAATATGAAAAAGATACACCTTGCACTTTAGCAATTCAGTTTTATTTTAAGACCGATCCAAAAGTTTTACACATGTCAGTTATTATGAGAAGCAATGACTTATGGTTTGGTTTCTGTAATGACGCTTATTGTTTTATGAAATTGCATGAATCCATGTGCGAAGATTTAAATGCAATACAAGGAGAATATACACATTTCGCGCATAACTTACATTTATACCCAAGACACTATGGAAAAAACATTTGAATTAATTAGAATATGGGCTTCAGAAAGAGGTTTATATGACAAAGGAGATGCTAACACGCAATATGTAAAGTTTCAAGAAGAAGCTGGAGAATTAGCAAAAGCATTATTAGAAAACGATAGAGAAGAAATAATTGATGCAATAGGTGACATCGTTGTTGTTCTAACTAACTTAGCACACATGAAAGGATTAAGCATCGAGGATTGTATTGTTACTGCTTATTTAGAGATAAAAAACAGAAAAGGATCTATGATCAACGGAACTTTTGTAAAACAAACAAGAGACACCGATCACATAATTGCAGGAACAGAATGAGAAGATATATAGCAAGGTTAGTAATACCATTAGAATTACAAAGTGAAAAGGTAGGATATATCGGCGAAAGGTTATTTAAAATGTGGTGGCGAAACAACTTTAACGATGAGCCATTATTTAAACAAAAAGCAGATAGAGAATACCAGCAAATTGATTTCTCAGATAGTAAAGGTTACACGTATCAAATAAAAACAACTAGTAAAAAAAGTTATACATTTAATTGTAATGTTGACAAAATTGAAAATCATTTAAACGCAGACTTTTATGTGTTTATACAATTAAAAGAACATTACGCTTATTTTGAAACTATTTACAAAAAAGATTATATATTAACTAATATAAAAAAGAGTTGGATAAATGATTCGTGTTACATTAAAGCGAGAGACCTCCAACAACAAGAGATCGACATTAGATAGTAAAATAATAGATGAATATTATTTACTTGTGATTTATGAAGTTGAAAAAGGTGAATCGTTAGAGGATATGCAATTGATGTTAAAAGAGTATGAGGAGAAAGAAATGTATCTTGAATGCGCTGGAATACACAAAGCTATTGATCACATTACCTTTTTTGCAATTTGTGAAATAATAACCAGTCTATGTTTAGACGAACAAACTGATAATTTAATTTTTAATTATGACAAGCGAGAAGATTAGAGAAATAATAAATGAAAGAGTGAACATTGACATCACTAACAACACTAGAGACAGAAGACATGTTTATGCTAGAGCTGTTTACTATAAACTATGTAGAGAGTTAACTAAAATGAAACTACATGAAATAGCATCAACAGTAAATAGAAATCACGCTTCTGTTTTACACGGTATAAACAACGTATTTAAGATTATAAAAGAATACAACGATCCTATGTACGAAATATATATAGATCTAACTAAAGAGCAAATGCTACCGTTAAGAGAAAAATACCAAATACTAACTCATAAATATAATGAGCTAAGCAAATATATTATAGATGATCAATACAAAGGTATTTATAACTTAATTCAAAAGATACCTGAAAAAGAAATAGCAAATGTTCAAACAAGGTTATCAGCAATAGTTGATATACTTAACAAAAAGAAATAAATGTTGTTATATAAAAAATGTTTGATTAATCAAGTTTTTTCAAAATGAATATAGCAGCAATTCACCCATGTCCAATTTGTATTACTATCACAATAGTAACATATTTAATCTATAGATACTATGAGTCGAGGAGGTAAACGAGAAGGATCAGGACGTAAATCAAAAGCAGACGAAGTACAGCTAATTGAGAAGTTAGGTCCTTTAGAAAATAAAGCATTTAAAGCCTTAGAAGAAGGGATAGAATCAGGTGATTTTAAATATGTACAATTGTTCTATCATTACTTTGCAGGTAAACCTAGAGAAACAAAAGATATTAATCTTGCATCAGAGCAGCCATTATTTAATTTAGATGAATGATTTTATTGTAACAACAGCAATAAAGAAACTAAGTAAATTAAACAAACGTAATAGAATTGTACAAGGTGGAACCTCAGCGGGTAAAACATTCGGCATTATTCCTTTGCTTATAGATCATGCTATAAAGAATCCAAACAAAGAAATATCTATAGTTAGTGAGTCAATACCACATTTGCGTAGAGGTGCTTTAAAAGACTTCTTAAAGATCATGATCAGCACAGGAAGGTATATAGATGGTATGTTTAATAAAAGCTTATTAAAGTACACGTTTACAAACGGTAGCTATATAGAGTTCTTTTCTATTGAATCAGCTGACAAGTTAAGAGGAGCAAGAAGAAATATCTTATACGTTAATGAAGCAAACAATATTCCTTTTGACGCTTATAACCAATTAGCAATAAGAACTAATGAAACTATATGGATTGACTTTAATCCTACCTCATCATTCTGGGCACATACTGAATTACAAAACAATGAAGATACTGACTTTATTAAATTAACTTATAAAGACAATGAGGCATTGCCTGATACTATTATTAAGGATATAGAGAAAGCTAAGATCAAAGCAAATAAATCTACTTATTGGAAGAACTGGTGGACAGTTTATGGTCTTGGTGAAATAGGTAGTTTAGAAGGTGCTTGCATACCAGATTGGAAACAAATAGATCTACCTAACGAAGCAAGGTTATTATGTTACGGTATGGACTGGGGATATAGCAATGATCCTACTACTTTAGTAGCTATGTACAAATACAATAATGCTTTTATATTTGACGAGGTATTATACAAGAAAGGAATGCTAAACACAGATATAAGCAACCTTTTAAAAAGTTACGATGTAGACAATATAATATATGCGGATAGTGCAGAGCCAAAATCAATTGCTGAATTAAATAGCTATGGACATACTGTTTTACCATGTATGAAAGGTCGTGATAGTATTGTTTACGGTATTAACTTAATAAACCAAAATGAGATCTATGTAACAACTAGATCGGTTAACATGATCAAAGAACTACAAAATTATATTTGGTTAAAGACAAAAGATGGTGAAACATTAAACAAACCAATTGATGCTTATAACCATTGTATTGATGCAATGAGGTATGCAATAACAGCACAACTAGACAATCCTCATAGAGGTTCATATCATATATATTAGAATTTTAACAAAATTTTAACATTTCTTTAACATTTTAAACCAAAGTTAGTTTGTATATTAGCATTGTACTTATGTACAAATGTTCATTAAAATACTGAAAAACATTAAGAGGAGTGCTAATCTATAGGAGTACTTAAACGACACACCTCGGCCACTGCGTAAAATGAAAGTGTATCCTCTTAATAATATATCTAGGACAGCATTTCCTACATTGAATAAGACTTTAAAGTAAAAATATATAACAAAGCATTAGTGTAAGATGAGAAGCGATGTACTTACTAAGTTGTGAAAATATAAAAGGTTTGGGGATAAGCTACCAATGTCAAATGCGGCATAGTCAAAATAACGGTTGAAAAAAACAAGCTACGACAGTTATATAGAAGCAAGGAGGTAAGAGAAGGATGTTGGAGAGTACAAACACTCTTAAAGAATCTGACAAAGTAACCGGCAAGTCGCATAGCTGGGAGGTTAAACAAGATCATGCGCATCTTAATAACCTAAGGGATCACCTAACTAGATTAAAATATTGAAGAAGTATGGTTAGCCGGAGAAATCCTTAGCGGGAAGAAGGACCGTGTGTTTTGTCAGCACCGAAGAGTCAATGACAGTGGTGAGAGATTCGAATCTCAAGAGTTGTAGAACGTGTACATCCACAAGGGCGGCCAGACAGAATTAGTTCCCCTTATAGATCTAAGATTTATAGGGGGTTTTTTTTAACAAAACTTTAACATTTCCTTAACACTTATTATTAACAATTGTTAGTATATTTATATCGTACTTAAAGCCTAAGCAATTAGAAGAGTACTTAAAACAAAAATAACTTAAATAAAAACTATGGAAGACACTTGGACCCTTAAGCAACAATTGCATGATGCATTAGTAGATGTTGATACATTAAAAATGCAGAAGAGCAGATTAGAAAAGGAACTATATCGAGAAAAAGAATGTTACTACGCAACTGTTAAATCATACGAAGACTCAATTCATAAATATCATTCCGATGTTATCAGACATCTAGATCAAGATATTAATAAAATAAAACACTTATTAAAAGGTTGGTACGCGATACCAGACGAAGAAAGTCTAGAGATACAATTAACTGATATTATTAAAACAACAATGACTAAAACAATATTAGATTATGAGAAAGCATTACGATAAATTAATACGATTAGCTGCATTAAGTTTATTTTCATTGATCTTATTAGCCGGGAGTTTATTACTTTTAAACTTGGAAAATTTGATCAATATAATAATTGGACTATAGGAAAGAAATAAGTTGGTGTTTAGAGAATCACATAAAGGTATATGTAGAACCTATTAGACAGGGTAAGAGACCACCTGTTGTTATTGTGATAGATTTCAAAGGTCAAATAAGAAAAGGCAAAATAGAATATGCACAACAAACAAATTTAGTATGGGATAAAATAAACGAAATATATAAACAATATTATTGGCATTACAATAGTTAGTTTGAGTTAGTTTAATTTTAGTTAGAGACCTCCGTTTAACATGGGGGTCTTTTTTTTGTTTTATAAAAAAGAAATATGAAAATTAATATTAAGGACGTAACTTTAGGAGACTATCAAAAAGTTATGATCAAAGATGAGGTTACTCAAGAAGATCTATTAAAATGCTTCTTAAAGTTAACACAAAAGGAATTAAATAAGATTCCACAAAAAGACATTGAGCTGTATAATTTAGAAATAAATCAAGCTCTAAATAAAGATTATGATCTAGAAAGAACGTTTAAGTTAGACGGAATAAATTATGGTTTTATCCCTAAATTAGACGATATAACTTACGGTGAAAATTTAGATCTAACGAAATATATAGGAGAATATGGTTCAATGCATAAAGCAATGGCGGTATTGTTTAGGCCTATTAAACAAAAAATAGGTGATCAATATCTCATTGAAGAATATACTAGTAGTTATTTGTATGCTGAAAAATTAAAACAAATGCCTTTGCATATAGCTCTTGCAGCTGTGGTTTTTTTTTACAATTTAACGAGCGAATTGTTGGATTATACCCTGAAATATTTAGAGCAGGAGATAGTGAAGGATTCGGACCTCAAGACAACTTTGCAAGAAAATGGAGTGGATATTCTGAGCTCTATACACTCGCTCAAGGAGACATTACGAGATTTGAAGCCGTTACCAAATTAAAACTACATAAATGCTATATGTATTTAGCTTATGAAAAAGAAAAATTAGAATTAGAAAATTTATTAATAAAGAAAAACTTTAAACAAAATGGAAGGTAACTTTTACAATATTACCGAGAAAATAAGAAAACAATTACAAGAAGATCAGTTCGTAAACACTGTTACTTATGGTGATATTTTTCAAGTAGATCTAAGTAAACAAACAATATTTCCCTTGTCACATTTTCAAGTAGTGTCAGCAACAATGCAACAAAACGTGTGGAATTTTAATATTTCATTATTAGTTATGGATATTCTTGATAAGCCTAAAGAATATAGAGAATCAGATGATAAATCTATTTTTAGAGGAAATAATAACGAGCAAGATGTTTGGAATACACAACTCGCGGTAGCAAATAGATTATTAGAATTATTATATAGAGGTGATTTATATGTTGATAAATTTCAACTAGACGGTCAACCTATATGCGAACCATTTACTGACCGATTTGAGAACGAACTTGCTGGCTGGGAAGTTAGTTTTAATGTTTTAATTCCTAACGACATGACAATATGCGTGGTATAAAAGAAGGATTACAAGCATTTGGTAAAGCAGTTGTAAATTCCGCTAGATTTAATTTAGCAAACGACGACAAGAATGTAAGCAAACAGCTATCGGATTCTATAAACTTTGAAGTACTTAATCCTAAGGAAGGTTTATTTATAGTAGAGTTTGTAATGTTGACTTATGGTTTATTTCAAGACAAAGGAGTTAGCGGTACAAAAAGAAGAATAAATTCACCTTATTCCTTTAGAAGTAAAGGAGGTAAACAAGGCTTAAAAGGAATGCCTCCTCCGAGTAAGTTTGATCAGTGGGGGGTTAGAAGAGGGATTGCACCTAGAGATGAGAAAGGTAAGTTTTTACCACGTAAATCAGTAAACTTTGCAATTGCTAGAAGTGTTTTTGAAAGAGGTATAAAACCAAGTTTATTTTTTACAAAACCATTTAACAAATATTTTGAAGGATTATCAAAAGGAATATTAAAAGAATTTAACACAGAGATAATTACAACAATTAACAAATTAGACGATGCCAAAAATTAATACAAGAAGTCCATATTTTATAAACTACTCGATAGCAAATTTAGACTCTGCAGTTTTAGAAATTTATATTTACACAGGTGCACCTCATGGCGCCATCATAGGGACTCCACAATACACTTTAAATTCTACAGCGATAGATGACAAAGTTCAATTTGAAATATCAGAATTAATAAAAGATTATATCCCTGCTAAAAACAATGGTTCTTATGTTCCAGCATTAGCAGATGAAAATTATGCAACTGTTTATGTTGATACAAGACTAGTACCAACTGTCTCAGGAACACCACAATCCCCTATTGATGATCTAGCTGAAAGAGCTTTTCTAGGTTACGGGTATTTTAATGAAGGCGCTAATCCACAACTTAGACAAGGTTTATTACAATCAAATACTAAAATATTAAAACCAAAAAGTAGGAATATAAGAATTGCGGTTGATTGTGAATTTACAAGTCAAGTACAAGTTTTTAATAACTATGAAATGTTACAAAACATTACAGCTTCTTCAACTGAAGGTGAAAGACAAATTAAATACATTGACATTAATGGTTCATTGGATGTTGATACTTATTTACAGCAGTTACAAGACGATGGTTACGCTATAGAGCCAAATGATTGTTTAGAGAATTTTTTATGTAATCTAACATGGATCCCTGCTACATCAGCCGTGATCATAGATTCAGCAGGTGAACATACACAAATAGATCTTATTGAAACAGAAAATCCACCTTACGAACCGTATAAGGTAACATTTAGAAATAAGTTTGGCGCTTTACAAGATCTTTACTTTTTTGGAAACTCAACTAAACAAATGACAACTTCAAAAGAGCAATATAAGTCTAACATTCTAGTTGACGGCGATTACGAGATTTATAATCCACAAGAAAAATTATTTACTAAACAAGGCCAAGAGACTATTAAGTTAAATAGTGGATATTATCCTGAAGATCAGAATGAATTGTTTAAGCAAATGTTTTTATCAGAACAAGTCTGGTTAGAATATGAAGGCGATACTCTTGGTGTTATCGTTAAATCAACTGCTTTCACTTATAAAACAAGACTAACCGATAAGCTTATTAATTATGAGGTAGAATTAGAATTTGCAAACGACACAATAAACAACATTAGGTAAATGCAAACGATACAACTTTACATAGAAGATCAGAGAGTCGATTTATTCAAAGACGAATCTGTAACAATAACTGATACTATTAAAAACGCTAAGGATATAAAAAATGTATTTACAGCATTTACTCAACAATTTACGTTGCCAGCAAGTAGTACCAATAATAAAATATTTAAACATTATTACAATTATGATATTGTTCAAGGATTCGATGCAAGAATCAGAGTAAACGCTAGTATTAAATTAAACTTTAACGATTATAAGCTTGGTAAATTAAAACTAAACTCAGTAGAATTGAAAAACAACAAAGCTTATTCTTATAAGGTTGTTTTCTTTGGTAGCACTGTAGATCTTAATGACTTAGTAGGTGAGGATCAATTAAGTGATTTATTATTCGTAGAAGAAAAAGCTACAGGAACTAATACCTCTGTTGTTTCTGATGAGCTAAGAGATACCTCGGCAACATTCTTAACAACAGTTAGCGCAGGCGATAGAGTTAAAAACGAGAGCACGAGTCAATTCGCTACAATAACAGAAGTTGTAAATAATTCTACATTAGAACTAGATGATGATATTTTTACTTCTAGTCCAGTAGACTACACAATTTTCCTGAGTCCTATATACGGTAACGAAGCGGTCAAAGCTAAATTACAATTAGATCCTACATTAGAAAAAAATTCTTTAATTGTTCCTTTGATCACCCATACTAAAAGACTTTATTATGATAGTTCAGTTAATATAGAGGGTGATGGAAACTTATACTGGCATGGTGGTGGGGGTACTCATGATCATGGTGTTGAATTTAATGATCTCAAATTTGCTATAAGGTTAAATGAAATAATTAAAGCAATAGAAAACACTTACACCGTTGCAAACGGCTATCCACAAAATTTGGTTTTCACCGACGATTTTTTTAGTACTTCAAACGATACATTTAATAATCTTTACATGTGGATGAATAGGAATTTAGGAGATGTAGAAACAAGTACTAGTGTTGATGCTTTTACTTTTGTTGCTCAACCATTTTCAGGTGGTTCGACGATTGAGGGTGTTTTTGGTGATGGTCCTAATATTAATGTAAATCCTTACGAAGTAAAAAGCTTTACAGTCGATATAGAATTAAATACTGATCTAGTTGATTACACTGTTGTTCTTTTGCAAAACGGTATTGCAATATATTCTGAAGCTAGAACTGCAGGTGATGGAGATTTTTCTTTTGATGAAACAGATATTGGTGTTGCTGCAAATACTTTAGTTGGAACATTTAACATACAAATACAAAGTGATGGAGCAGTAGATTTTACAGATATTAATGTAAATGTAACAGGGGACTATGAAGCTCCTCCTTTCGACACTATAACACCTTTCAATATTGATGTTAACACTGGCGCGCTTCAGACGCCTACAATAGACACTTTTGACGTAGCTTTACAAATGCCTGAGATGAAAGTATTGGATTTTTTAACTGGATTAGCCAAGATGTTTAATTTAGTTTTTTATCTAAACAACGAAAACGAGGTAGAAGTAAGAACTTTAGATGACGGAACAAGTGATAGTTATTATAATTTACCAGATATTAATACTTGGGACATTACAAAATACATAGATGTATCAAAATCTCAAGTCGATGTTGCCTTACCGTTTAGATCAGTGACAATGAGTTACAAAGATCTAAAAACATTTTTAGCTTTAAAACACGGTCAATTATTTAATCAACCTTGGGGAGCTGAAAGTTGGAACGAAGATACGCAAACAAAAAGAATAGATGGAAATGATTATAAAATTATTCCGCCTTTTGAACACATGAAGTTTGAGAGACTTGTGGATATAGATACAAACAATGATACTACGATACAAGTAGGTTGGTCTGTTAACGAAAGTCAAAGTGCTTACAAAGGTAGTCCTCATCTTTTTTACCCAAAACATCAAACGGGTGTAACTATTACCCCAATTCAATGGTTAGTAAGAAGTGCTGGAG